GCAGGTAGACAAGGTTAACAAAAAATTAAACTAATGGCAAAATATTTTTCAACTAAAACATACGGACATAACATAGGACTTGCATGTGTGTTTAGGCAACCTAATGCGGATCATTCTCACTGTCATCTATTACATGGATACAGTTTACAATTTAAATTTACATTTGGTTGTGATGAACTAGATAATAAAAATTGGGCAGTAGACTTTGGAGGATTGAAACCTTTAAAGAAATGGTTGGAAGATCATTTTGATCACAAAACTGCATTAGATATGAAAGATCCTCATCTTGAAAAATTCAGAGAACTTGAAAAATTAGATCTTATGAGCATTGTTCTTTTTGATGGTGTTGGTGCAGAGAAATTTGCCGAACACGCCTTTAGATTTGCAGACAATTTAATTACAGTCAAAACAGATGGAAGATGCTGGGTTGAAAGTGTAGAATGTGCAGAACACGGAGCGAACAGTGCCATCTACTCTAGAGGATAAGATCCTAATAGACTACAACAATAAAAAAGTCAAGATAGACATTTACGATACACCATTAGGCAAAAGATTCATAGAAGCACTTCGAGATAATCTTGTAGAAAAAAGAATACTTGAAAAAAACTTCTGCTTTTTAGGATGGGCCAGTTCTACCAGAGATTTAAATTTTCTGTGTCATGAACTCAATAAAAGCATAGAACAAATAAATTCATTTACGTTTAATCCACCTTACGAAAAAATACATCCATTTAGAGCAGATGACTTTCAATATTCTGCAAAGTTAAAAACAGGACTTTGCCTCGACGGAGATGAAATGTCCAAGCCTGGTTTAAGACTAAAACATGATGCTTGTAATTTATTACACAGATACTTTGAAGAACTGCAAGGCACTGCATGGCAAATTTCGGAATACTACAAACAAGCAGACACAGAAACAAAATATGCAATTAGACAACTTAACAATATCTGTCACGAAATAGAAAGTTGGGTCTTGTCATACAGAAAAAGTATAGTAGAGCCTGAATGGGTAAGGCCTTCTCAAATCACAACATTTTTAAATGCACCCAGGTATGATCTACACGAAGAAGATTTTGAACTGTTCAAACACAATCGCTATGACAGAGAATTAGGTGGTGTATACCTGCATTGGTCACAGGTGGGAAAAACACTAGTAGAAGTTTACAGAGACGAACACGCACCCAAGATGACAGAAGCATTATGTTCTGAGATTAATCATCAAAAATACTATTCTGGAGAATTTGACATAGAATGGGGGAACACAATCACAGAAGCAAAACACAATTTTAAAAAACAAGAAATGGAAGGCTTTAGAACGTGGCTCAAAGAAAATGATTATGATTGGGAAGACCCTAAACTTGCACTAGGTTACATTAAGATTGGTCAAGTGGATTTAGAAACATCTTTTCAAAACCGTCCTTTCGAATTAATATATGAAATAATGAAAGATAATTTAAATATAAAAAATATCACAATCAGAGGCGTTGGAATACATCAAAATAATTTTCCTTACACACTAGAAAGCGACGATTGGAAACAAATACAAATGGAAGGACTAAAACAAGGTTATGAATCACGTAGTATGCGTTAAATGGGGGGACAAGTATGTTTCACAGTATGCCAATGTTCTCAACAGCATGGTCAAAAGACACACCACAGTGCCTTTTCAATTCCATTGTCTAACAGATGATCCAACAGGATTAGATCCTGAAGTAAATGTAATTAAACTACCCACTGACCCATGGATCAAATCATGGTGGAGCAAGTTATGGATGTTTTCTCCTGATATGCCATTGAAAGGCAATATATTATTTTTTGATCTTGATGTTGTAATATTTGACAACATAGATCCATTATTCAGCAATCCAGGCAAGTTTAATATTATCAGAGATTTTAATAGATGTAGGGTACCAGATTGGAAACTGTCTAATTCTAGTTGTATGCGTTGGGAGGCAGGCACAATGAATTACCTGTGGACCAAGTTTGTAGAAAATCCGGGTGTTGTTATGCAACAAAATCACGGAGACCAAGATTGGATATCAAAAAAAGCACAAGGTGAAATTACTCATTGGCCTGACGAGTGGATCAGAAGTTACAAATGGGAAATGATCGGATTAAAAGATACAAAACTGTTGACCAAAGACGGTAAAAGTTTCTTTAGGACTCCAGTAACTATACAAAAAGGTAACAAAGTTGCTGTGTTCCATGGAAAACCTAATCCAATGGAATGTGCAGACCAATTCGTTATCGAGAACTGGCAATAATAATAAATATCAATGCAACGCCACTTTATGTGACGTCGGCAGATACACTGACCTCTATGTCTTAGATGCTTGGGCCAGGCCGTAAGTGGTAATCACCACAAGCCTTTACAAAAAATATAAACGAGTTTAAAATTAATGATGTTTAAAAACATACATAATTGGCCTTTGGAGCACTGGCACATAGAACTATGCTCAAAATGTAGTTTGAAATGTCCACGATGTTCTAGACAAGAAGTACCAGAAGGTTTGATAAACAGAGATTTATCATTAGAATGGTTCCAAAAGAATTTTACAGGAAAATTATTGTCAGATGTTCGTAAACTAACGTTTTGTGGTGATGATGGTGATCCAATATATGCAAAAGACTTACTTAAAATACTTGCTTGGTTTAGAGAAAACAACGATAAAGTACAGTTTGTTATAGTTACTAATGGTTCTTATAAAACCAAAGCATGGTGGGAAGAACTTAACAGTATTTTAAATGAAAAAGACCATATACACTTCTCGTTGGATGGATGGGATCAAAGATCAAATAATGTTTATAGAGTAAATTGTGATTGGGATTCTATTATGCTGGGTATAAATGCTTTAAGCAACAGCAGAGCATACAAAACTTGGGCCGCGATTGCATTTAAGTTTAATGAAAATAAAATTGAAGTAATGAAAGAACTTGCAAAAGAATGCAACTTTGATAATTTTCAATTAACATTAAGCACAAAGTTTGGAAAAAATTATCCAAGTTATCCTACCAATGATCCTTTACAACCAAGTGACAAATATATTGCCACTGGTAGATTTACCAGACAATCCACAAAACTAACCAATAAAGAGTGGAAAGATAACTGTCTAGACATTTTTACAAAAAGGTTTTATAATGAAGATATAGAACAACAATCAATTGTTCCACTATGTATGATAGGAAATAAAGGTTTATATATTAATGCTGAAGGAAAATTTTATCCTTGTTGCTGGACAGGTTTGAGATATTCTCACAATAAAAATATGTTTAGTTACATCAATATCAACGAAATACTTCCTAAAGTATTAGATAACCCACTGTGGAAAAAACTATTCACTGATTTAGTATTTGGTGAGGGTCCTAAAGAATGCGGAGAGAAGTGTTCAGCAAAAAAATGGAGTCTAGAGCATGCCACACAATGGTAAAAATTACGGTAAAGTTAAAATTAAAAAAATTAGTCCGGTACTAGCAGATATACCTGAGGATTGTGGATATGAAAAACAATTCGAACACAACATCGACATGAACTCAAATGGCATAATGGCAGATTGCATAGAGTGGTGTCAAATCAACTGTGAGGGCAAATGGGGTTGGTGGTTTGAGCAGACAGATTTGTATGATCCTATGCGTCATAACTGGGAGGACCAAAACAGTTATATGAGTTTTGAAAAGAAAACAGATGCAACAAAATTTTGGTTAGCAATCGGAGTTGCAAACATGGGACAGAAGACCACATAAATATTGATATGACAGTATTCACAGTAACAGACGAAGCAAAGAATCAAATGACCAAAATGTTAGAGAAAAATCCAGGCAATTATGCTGTGGGTCTAGCAGTATTAGGTGGAGGTTGTGCAGGATTCAAATATGATTGGCAACTAATTAAAACCAAAGAAGAAGTAAGCAAAGACGATGCAATGGTCGAATGGGAAGGCGGCAGATTTGTTGTTGACGAAATATCATTATTATACGTTTCAGGCACAACAATAGATTGGAAAGAAGAATTATTTGGCTCACAATTTACAATAGAAAATCCTAACTCGACATCCGGTTGTGGATGTGGTGAATCATTCAGTATGTAATGGACACTGCATTCGTAATAGGCAACGGTGAATCAAGAAACATATACCCAATAGAAAAATTAAAAGGCAACGGAATAATATATGGATGTAATGCCATATACAGAGATCACCCCATGTTGTGCGATCACATTGTTGCTGTAAATCCTCCAATGTATGAGGAACTTGCCAAGTGGCACAACAACGGAAAAGAATCTCCACATATACACGGAATAGATGATATATCCAAATGGAATTATGTCTGTCCAGGAGATAACGAAGAAGATGTTCCCGAAGGTTTAAAAATTTATAGGATATGGCGTGGTGGAGATATCAAAAAAGGTGGCAAGATTAGAACGATAGATTTTGCAGAGAGCAAAGGTTCAGGCATGAGTGCTGTGCTGATGGCGGCAGAATCAGAAATAAAAAATATTGTTATTATGGCATTTGATATACTAGGTGCCCAACAATGGGAAATGGAAACACCCAGCAGAATACAAAACAACATCTACAAAAGTTCTATAAACTATCCAGACAGAGAAAGTATGAAGGCATATTTAAAGTATGAATGGATGTATCAGTTAAGACAAATCATAAAAAGATTTCCTGCTACTAATTTTTATTTTATTAATCGCAAAGAATATCTATACGGTAACACTTTCCTCAGATGGTACTTGGATCAACCAAATGTTAAAGCGGGTATATATGCGGACCTACAGAGATGGGTCGACGGATCACGTGATAATATTAAATGGCTTGAACTATAAAGTTTGTGTTGAACTAGCGTCTATCTTATAAACCTTACGCATTTTTACACCTACCTTTTGTGCGTACTTTTTAGTATCGCAATATGAACAAACGTGCTTGTAATCGTTTGATGCTCTGTCTGGATCTACCTTTGCTCTGGGTCTTAAAAATTGTCCATTACAAGAATCACACTTGAACACATACACCGTATTCTTTCGGTGAAAGGTATGGTATACGCCGCATTTACTTAGGCGTTCATACAATCTCATAGTTTTTAACGTTTCTATGAACATATTATTATTTAATAAATAGCAGTATAGATAATATGGCACGTTTAACAATAGACACAGGAACACTAGGAAACCCGGCAACAGGCGATACTTTACGTACTGCCATGACCAAAGTCAACACCAATTTTGCAGAATTGGCAGGTGATCTACAGATGTCAGGCAACACCCTGTTAAGTGCTGACACCAACGGCAACATCATACTGGATCCAAACGGCACAGGACAGGTACAAATAGAAGCAGATAGAGTTGTTATTAAAACAACAAAAACTGCCACAGGCGTTGGAAACACAGGTGATGTCGCAGGATCTATATCTTGGGACGCAACAAACTTGTATGTTTGCACTGCTAACTATGATGGTTCAACTGTTATTTGGAAAAAACTAGTATTACAGGGTATTTAAGATGGCCCGGCAAACAATCAACATTGGTGCACTAGCAGACGATGGTACAGGCGACAGTATCAGAGTTTCAGGCGTAAAGATAAACGAGAACTTTGCAGAAGTTTACACAAAGGACAAACTTGTTAATCTAACACATTTTGAATTTGACAATAACACAGTTAAAGGTTTGGTAACCAATGGTGATTTCAATATGTCAGGTAATGGCACAGGCTACGTCGATATCACAGACCTTACAATAGATTCAGAAATAAATCTTTCAGACAACAATATTAAAACTACTACAGGAAATACAAATTTAAAATTCACAGCCAACGGCACAGGGTCAGTCGAAATAGCAAAAGCAGACATCAATGGTGGTGCAATAGACGGCACTGTGATTGGTGGAGCAAGTCCAACAACAGCAACAGCAACAACTTTAAATGCAGATCAGTTTATAATCGATGGTATAACAGTCAAAGGCAATGCAGGTGTCGGAATAGTTACAGCAAATTCATCCAACAGAAATTTAGAACTATCTGGTAACGGAAACGGAAATATCACACTCAATGGTATCCGGTTTCCTAATGCAGAGGACAGTACTGGTTCTAATCAAGTTTTCCAAACAAACGGAAGCGGTGTTATTACAACTGTCAAAACGGACATGACTTTTGAGCATACAGCAATTGATGACGGTACAGCAACCATAACAGGCAACAGTGTGGCACAAACATTTGATACTTTCAGTGCTTCAACTTTCAGAGGTGCAAAATACACCATACAAATTTCAGATACCACAGCAAATAGATTCAGTATGATAGAAGCAAATGTAACACACGATGGCACAAATGCCTACATCAGCACATTTGGCGGAACAGGCAACGGAGCAGGTGATGGAGCATCTGTATATGATTCACTTGAATTTACTGCTGTAATAAGCAGTGGCGATGTAAGGGTGCGAGGTAAAGTAAATAACACTAACAGTCAGGTTATTAAATTTGTAAGGAGACCTATCAAGGTATAGTATGGCACAACAAACATTAAACGTAGGATCAAACGCAAACGACGGAACAGGTGATACTCTGAGAGCCGCGATGCAAAAAGTGAACACCATGTTCACAGAAGTTTATGCATCTTCTCTGTTTAATGATTCTATATCTTTGGTTGGAAATAATATTACAACTACACGTTCGAATGATAATTTAGTTTTAAGACCAAACGGCACCGGAACAGTTGCCATTGACAAACTGTTAGTTGACAATGAAATACATCTCACAGACAATGAAATTAAAACAACAAATTCTAATTCAAATTTAAAATTATCTGCTTCTGGTACTGGAAGTATTGAAATAGCAAAAGCGGACATCAATGGCGGTGCAATAGATGGAACTATTATTGGTGGTACAACACCAGCGGCGGCAACATTCACAACAGTCACAGCGAATACTTCAGCAACAATAGACAATGTCACAATCACAGACAACACAATTTCAACAAATGTATCCAATGCTAATCTTGAATTGTCAGGAAACGGCTCAGGCACTGTAAAGATAGGTACTTTTATATTTCCAGCATCCGATGGTAGTGCCAATCAATTATTGAAAACAGACGGATCAGGAAATTTATCATTTGCCACAGTATCAGCAACACTTTCCCACTCAGATATTGACGACGACACAACAACAGTGGCTACATCTACAACATCACCGATAGATTCATTTAGTTCTGCCACATACAGAAGTGCAAAATATTTTATATCAATCGCAGATGCAACAAACAGCAGATTTGAAATAGTAGAAGCCAACGTGATACACGGTCCAAGTGCGGACAGCACAATTGAAGCATACCTAACTGTATTTGGTTCTACAACTTCTTACTCTGCACCACTATGTACATTCACAGCAGACATTTTGAATGGTAATGTTAGGCTATTAGCAACAAACATCAGCAGTGATAGTTGTGTGTTTAAATTCCAAAGAACACTAATAGACCTATAATTTTACATTCGGTTTATAAAATTTAGAATAAATAATCATATTAACGAGGTAATATAAAGTATGGCTAAACAAACAATAAACATTGGTTCTAGTGCAAATGACGGTACAGGTGATCCGTTAAGAACAGCATTTGACAAAATTAACGATAACTTTGACGAATTATACGGCACGTCCTTAACTGAAAGGGTATCAC